ATTTCCTGCCCTATTGCTCCAGAGCCTGTTGCAGATGTCCGGTTAGTGGTGTTGGAAAAAGCCATTAGATTATCCTTGTATTACTGTCGTATTTGTGTATGGTTCCTTTTTATCTTCCTACTGATCCTATTCTTGGCACCAATGCTCGAATAGTGCATGGTGTCGGGTCGTTTGATGTAAATATTACACTATCTTCGGCATCAAATCCACCTTCATGTGCCAATACTTTATCTCCTGTGAACAGGGCTGGAGGAGATCCATATGCCTCATTTGTCCTGAAATCTATATTGAACAAGTTATCTGTATCTATACCGTAATTCACATTTACGCTCTCGTAGAAGGATGCCACTATCTCAGGGAATCTCTTGATAGACCCCTTGGTCCCCCCATCAACCTGCAAATCGAATCTCATCGGCTTTACAGTGTACCTAAAAGGAAGTCCTGAGATCACATGAGAAGCGGTCTCGGCCATAGTGAATCCCCCAGACACCACAGTCTCTTCGGTAAACACTGCTCCATCTCCCAGGACTTTGACAGTCTCACTCTCAAGATGACCCAACCCAGAAATAGTTGCTGTTGCTGTTGAATCATATTCCAACCCGCAGTCTACGAACCACCCATCATCTTGGTTGTCGTAGTTTCTGGGCTGCATTTGCTCCAGGCAGTACACCCAGGAGGAATTCAAATACCGATATGCGATAATCCACACTTCATCTTCGTTGGTGCCTGGTATTCTTGCCACAGACTTCGTCAGGTCGCTGCCTCTCATCGGGTGCTTAGCCCAAGCGATCACATTCTGCTCAGGCTCATGTGCCAAGGACAAGAGCATGCCATCTCCTGTCACACTCCAGAGAAGAGAGTCAGGGTTCTTCTGATAGTCCCAATCAACAATCCCGCCTTCGGTGATATGCTCGGCCAGTGCCGTCAGGTCTGTAGCAATGTACTTATCCCGGCTGCCGTCATAGGATTCTTCTCTGACCTTACGCCCCACGGAATCAACAAACAATGTGGCTGTATTCATGACGATAGCTTGCATCGCTTTGGAGCCATACGTAGTCTGTTGTTTGAATGAGAAGTTCGTCGGCGTTAGTGCTTCGTCGAAAGAGCTGGAACGGACCCGCCATTCCCCGGACGTGGTGCCAACCAACAATGCTTCGCTAGCGGAGATCCATTGAATAGAGCAACGTGTATCACTACTCATAGTCAAGCTAAAGGACTGGTCATCATTTGTCCCTGCCTTGAAATTCTCGTAGTCGTCCGTTGCTGAGAACCATACTGTTTGGGGCTGGTTGTCATTGCCAGCATAGACAGCCCGCTGTTCAAAGAATGTCATTGCCTTAGGCCAGCCACGATAGTCGGACCAGCATCCCTCCGCCCAGCGGAGATCTGCCGTAGTATTGGCAAATGTCTTAACCACTGTCATGGCTGCAATTGTGGTAGATGTGATAGACGTGATCCGACAAATGCCCGTTTGGGTGGAACTGTTGACCGTTAAATCAGCATTGATCGTACCGCTAGTGTGCTCCGTCACATTGATTCTGTATAGGATATCGTCTTCTGCTTCGCTGCCGGTATACTGTACGTTCCTATCGTTATTGGACGTCCAACTACGGAAGTTTTCCCAATTGCCTCCAGAGATTTGCCTTTGCAACGTAATGGTGCCGATCCATGTTCCACTAGTATTGAGACTGAAAGCACCCTCTACCAGGATGGAAGTATCAATCACACCCGTTGTGTCCTTCGTGCTAGTGCCCTTCACAATCGTGTTAACACGCGGATGGGTCACGTTGAACAAAGCTCCTATATGGCCTGCGACAAAGGATAAATTTGTGGTGGCCGACAGTGTCAATGTCCCTGTGCTCGTTGTAACTGACGGCGTCATAGTAACTGAATCGTCATTGGACAAATCATTGCGTTTCTGAAAAGGCCCGCCATCAAATGTTATAGCCGACAGGTCAAAGGCTGTCGCAGATGTCCTTGTCAACTTCCGTGGTTGATAATCACCATGCACTAGCCAGGTTACGTCATTCGACTGCTTATATTGCACTTCAAATAGATCGGCTGCCAAGTAAGGCGTGACAGTAGATACTCGCGTTGCCCCATTTAAAACCTCACCACCATTGTAATAATAATAGAACTTCAAGTTTTCCATCAACACAACATATGCAATTGTGTTGGAATAAATAAAAGGCATGACGCGAGCGATTCCGCCACAAGTTTCAATATACTTAGTGCCAGGACGCCTTTCCGCAGTCCCGTAAATGAGGGGAATCATATTCTCAAGGATCCTGCAACCCGCCTTATATTTGGACACATCACTGCGAGCATCCACCAAGGGCGTTAACTCCCCCGCATTAAAAGAAACCACTGGACTACGCATAAACACCTCCTTTTCCGTCTTCTATAGTCGAATAAGTCCCGCCTGTCTTTGTCACACCCGCATCATTATAAATATTCAAAACGGACAACACAGAGGATGATATGGCTGTTATCAATGCATCTGTTGTTCCGTGTGCCGTGGTGACATCGTCCTGACTGGTAAGCGGAACTTCAGCAGATCCGTCCCAAATGATCTTTCCAATCGAACTAACGGGCACATCTGTTAATACTCCAGTCCCTTTATATGCAATGATTTGATACGTCCCAGCTGCAATGCCGCTTGGAAAATCTCCAAGGTGTTCACCGCTATCCTGATTCGTTAAAGATACAACATAGTCTGCGACGTTCCCGTCCATCCAGGCTTCCCACGCAGGTTCGCCAGATATATTCCACACCTGACCAGTGATATCATAGACACGAGCATATAGTGAAGCATTCCCGTATTGAATTTTAATCTCGTCAGCCATTAAATCCCGGTTTCAATATCATAGGGCAGTCTTAGTATCGTTCAACCAATATCATTATATTTGTACCACCACCAATAGAGTTTGTCATATGTATATCTGACATTGATAACATGTCTCCAAAATTCCAAAGCCTTAACATTAAATATTCCTTTTATCTATTTGCATTCCATATTAAATATGTTTTTGTTGACTTATGCGAGATATGAATGTACCCAACAACTACAGATACCGTAGTCGCTCCATCCGTAACAACCTGCAAGTCTGCTTCTTTCCAGCCACGGACACCGCCCTGAAATGCGTGAGAGAATTGAAACGATGTAGATGCTGCATCAAGTGTGAATAAATTTTCAGTGTTCGTTCCATCACTAAATCGAACGATTATAGTTGACGCGACAACCTTCTTACTTAGAATAACTACCAAGTCTGTTAGCATGATACTTTCATTCGGTATCGCTTCCACAACTGTAGTTGTTGTCGCTGTAGTAATTGCCGATGACTGCCAATGAGCATCAAGAATCTTTACACTCTCTGTAATAAGAGTTGGATAATTTCTAAGTCCTATTTCAGAACATAAGGGTTCACCAGTTTTGTCAACTAAGAAGTATTTCCACATTATTCAACCTTGTCGTGATAATAAAAGTAAACAACCCAGGTCATAACTGATGTTGGATCTGTGCTATTTGCCATTACAAAAGTCTGATTCTTTTCTAATGCGATTTCAGCAGGATAATCCCATACCTTCTCAGTAATTGTACTCGGCAACTGAAGGATGTCATAAGTGTTCCCACCAGTTAACGCCATTGACGCAGCAGAGGTATTACGGTTAAATACCCCCTCTGCTAATTTACCATTGCCTATTAAAGAATTCACAGGAGTCAAATCAATACCAGTTGTTGGCGTACCAGTCACTCCAGTTTTAAGAGTTATTATTCCTCCTGTAGTGATAGCAAGACCTTTAATTTTATATATTCTTAAGTTCTTATCAGACGAATTCTTCATATAAAAGAAATCCCCTGCCACATTAGGGTCACTGTTATAGATTATTGAGTATGCATCCCCATTATCTGCGGCATGAGCCATAAATGGCAAAGAAACACAAACGTTCAAAGAAAAACCTTTATCATTTATTCTTGCCGGGGTGCCATTAGCATCGTTCATAGTTGGCATTTTAAAATTCCTTTAAATCAGTATCAGTTGCGAGCATCAAATGATACTCAATTTTTTTCAGTTCAATCAACATTTGTTCCAATAATATAATAACACGTATATCAGTAATAGGAACTTTTGTGATACCACCTTCAAACGCTAAGGATAGATCTTTTTCATCAATGTCTGTAATTTTGACTTTACTTTGTAATGTGCCTAATTCCACAAACTCTCCTATGCTATGTCGCTATATCTGGCCGATTGCCAAGTCCTCAAGGCATCTCGTCCGATGACCTGTTCCTCCATACGATCCATTGCCCGGACCTTACGCAATAGAATTGCCAAATCCTTATCAACATCCTGTTTAATCTCCAACTCCTGAGACAAGGCCATTGTCAACTTGGATGCTAGGAGAAGCACCATACACTCAATGAAAAGAGTATCCCATGACCCGACATCAGTAACCCACTTGATGTACCTCAAATACACCGCTGTCTCGTCCGTGAGCAGTTGATTCCCTTCAATCTCATAAGTGTAATAGGTCCTACCATCCGGTCTGTCAGAGCCGTTGTAAAACAGAATCAATCTCAAAAAATCAGAGGGCAAGTGGTAGGAATAGGTGTACTGAAAAGCAGGAGTCACGGTATTGGCAGAAAGCTGAATACGGTCCTTGGCAAAAGGCCAATAGTGGTCCTTCATCAAGGCCTTTACGGTCTGATCAAAATACATCCGACAGTAAATAGCTTCAGGTTTGGTGTCGGTAACATCCGTATAATCATTGATCCGTTTGGCCCCAATCCTTGCAAGAGCCATATTCGATACTGTGGTTTTATCAGCCATGATACTCTCTTGATTAATTATTCAGCTATCTTGAGGAATGGAATGGAGTCACATAAACCAGTATCCCCCATCTGAATATTTCCAGCGGCTAATTGAATATTGAAATCATAGCCTGCTGTAGATGTAGTAGTATCGATGTCAGTGATCAAACGATTATTAATTACAAAGACATTATCATCCTCGCAGTCAATCGTCATCCCTGTTGAACAAATATAGTTATCGGTAATCCAACAATTGTATGAGGCAGTTTCATCCCAATCAATACCAATAGCACCCATGATAATATTGTTCGTAATCTTACAATCATAAATCGCGTCAGTATCTTGCATTATTTTAATGGCCGACGCTGTGAATGCCATGGTAGAACTAACCATTGAGAATTCACAATTATCCACAACAAGAAAATTTGATTCTTCTATCTGTAAACCAATTGTTGTGAGTGCTGTTGCTTCAAAATGGCAGTTATGAAACTCAAGGCCTGGTTGTGTATCAATATCCATGATCGCAGATGCACCTGAATCAATGAAAAACATATTGTAAAATCGACACCCTATGTAGGATACTGTATCCGGGATGATCCAACTGCCTGTGATCTTTGCCAATCCATTGTATGCGTCATTTGATCCAACACCAATGATATCAGTCTTATCGCAAAGTTTTGTAATGTCTTCAGTAATACCATCTGCTCTGACATAGATTGTGTTACGAGATGCCCAAGCCCTGCGAGTCGTATCTGCAATATTTGCATGAGATGCTGCCATTGCCGCAGATAATGTGTTAAAGGCATTGTCCCAACCACCAGTACCAGTTCCAGCCGTCACTTTATTCCCATCAACGTAATAGACAGTACCAAGAAAATCATTCCGAGTATCAACAAACTGTTCTACTTCTTCAGCAAATCGATACGTCGGATTTAGATCGACGCTTTGGGTTTGATTTTGCGGCATTCTTGTCAAAATATCCGCTGATTTATTGTCCATCGTCATGCTCCTATAAAGATACAGATGGTTCCTGGAAAGGAACCATCTGTATAAAGACGTTAAAGATTAAGATAGATTCATATTAACCAAACCAGGCTCATCTACTGCTCCAGTTGCAATACAAACGCCAATAAAGACATCATCAGTCAGACCATCGTTAAGGTGAATGGTTCCAGCAACAGAGTCGGAAGCAGATACAACATCACCGGCAATAATAGTGTCGGTTCCATCAATCAAGATGGAAGCAATTCCTCGGTACTGTGCCCAATAGTAATAATTAATGGGAACAATAGTAGAAGCAACACCAATGATATCAGAGACAGGATTGGCCGGACTCACCACTGTCAA